GCGAAATCACTGCTCGCACCTGTGGTGACACTGTCCTTCCCGTACATGAGTTCTTCGGCGGCGTGTCCACCCAACGCGACTTTTATTTGGGACAAAAGATACTCTTTCGTGTACATGCCTCGTTCATCACTCGATGGTTGGAAGAACGTGACACCACCTGCATCACCTCTTGGAATGATACTGACCTTACGAACTTCATCGTACGAAGGCATCAACACACCTATGATGGCGTGTCCCGCTTCGTGGTAGGCCACGAGTTTCTTACGTTCATCGGATATGGGCGCGCCACCCTTCGCACCCACGACAACGCGTTGATACACGTCTTCTATGATTGGAGGAGTTATAACATTGGTACCTTCTTTCACGGAACGAATGGCACACTCGTTCATGAGGTTTTCGAGGTCCGCACCAGAGAATCCAGTCGTTTGTCTCGCGACATCCATGAGACTGACTTCCGGGGAAAGGTTCTTGTTTTTCGAATGAACTTGTAAAATCTTTTCGCGTCCATACACGTCTGGAAGGCCAACCTGTATCTTACGATCGAAACGACCTGGCCTGAGAAGTGCATCATCGAGAATGTCTACTCGGTTTGTAGCGGCAATGACAACTATTTGTGAGTCATTATCGAAACCGTCCATTTCGGTCAACAATTGATTGATGGTTTGTTCGCGCTCATCGTTCGCTGCAAACCCATTCATGGAACGCTTCTTGCCGATCGCGTCTATTTCATCGATAAACACGATACACGGTTGATTCTTGCGCGCCATTTCAAATACGTCACGCACACGCTTCGCGCCCACACCGACGAACATCTCGACAAATGAGGAACCGGAACACTGAATGAACGGAACGGACGATTCACCCGCTATCGCGCGAGCCAACAGTGTTTTACCTGTACCAGGCTTACCGGTAAGTAAAGCACCTTTTGGAATCTTTGCGCCACTCACAATGTATTGGGTTGGGTCACGAAGGAAACCAACGATTTCCTGGAGTTCATCTTTTGCGCTATCGATACCCTGAACGTCATCGAATCTCGTCGTGATTTCATCCTCGACATCGAGCGGCTTTTCACCCATATTGAATGGGTTCGCACCCCCTCCACCACCCATGCCGCCGATAAACATGCGGAAGAGGGCGATGGACAAGAGTATGGTAAAACCAATGGACGTGATGTCACCGAAAGACATGGACGAAGACAAATCCGTTTGGATGTTTGCGTCGCTTTCCATGAGCATTTCCCAAAATGGGTTCGATGGAATGTAGTTTGCGAAGGACGTTTCCCCGTCGTCATTCATGTAATACACGAGGCCTTCACTCGGCTTAATCAAGACATCGTGTACTTCATTCTTTTTGACACCTTTTACGAAATCACTAAAGAGTTTGGGTTGGGGTTTTTCTTGTTTCTTTACCTTTACGGAGGGAGCACTGAAAAGTTTAGCCGTAGCTAACATATTACATTAAACACAGAAATCTTTATATCTAGCAAATTTCATCTTGTCCATCATATAGTACATTTGATACGCGTCAGTGATGGATGGACATTGGTACTCTTCGGGCATACATTCGGGTATGCCTTCATTTGAGTAGTACGCAGTCTCACTGATTCTCTTTTCAAAATGAGATGGGTGGTGCGTGTGTAGCCACAAGAGATGCTTCGCACACGTGTGTATCTTACCGTATCGTTTTGTATATTCTAAAGTGAGTGCCATACCAATTTCACACGCATACAGGTAATTTTCAAGGGACGATGCTACCCACATGGTCATGGGGTGTTTCGCGTGGGCAGGATGATACCCACGTTTAGTTCCATCCTTAATAAATGGTGCATTTTCAGACACGTAATCACTCTCACCAGAAAAGTGCCACGCTGTGTATAACATTTGGCATATTTCGAGCTGTATCTTGACCACGTGTTGATCGCAGTTCATGTGTGCGTTTTCACATGGATCCAAAGAAAGAAAGAATATGTTCATCTTGGTGATCGGAGGATTTTTCAAAGTCTATCTCGTACACGCGAGATTCTACGTTTCCGTAAAACACGGAGTTATCTTCAAGTTTCCAAACTTTTTCGCGCGATTTTTCTATCGCGTAGTTAGAGGCGTGTTTTATATTATCAAACACGGCACGATCGAGGATGCAGTCGTTGACGAGGACGTTGGTGATGAACATCTTTTGTGTATAATTAAAATGACTACATCTATTGACTTAGGCTTATTCTATATCTGAAAAATATTCTTCTTCCTCAACAACATTTTCATCTTCATCTTCGTCATCACCGCCATCTATGGCTTCCTCATCTGGTGCGGCATCATCATCTTCATTTTCATCTTCATCCGGCTCTTCTTCAGGTTCCTCTTCCTGTTCGGGTTCAGGCTCTTTCTTTTTCTTCTTAGATGAACTGGATGGCTTGTTAAACAAGAGTTCCAATTTTTTGTATCTGGTATTCATGTCATTTTTATTTTTTTCCACCTTTGAAACTAAACTTGATACATATTCTTCGTCGTACCCAACCGCTTTGAGTGCGGTTGCGAGAGTTTTTACTGGGGGCAATTTGTTTTTAGAAAAGTATTTTTCATAAAGTGTGGCCATTTGTGTAAACAATTTAACTTTTACCTTACCACATTTTAGGACATTAAGTTTTACTACCACATCCTCAATAAAATTAATGTGCACACCATTTTTAGGTTTAGATGGTTCCACCTTAGGCAGAGGCAAAACGCCTTTGGGTAAAGAAAACTTGATGCCATTTTCTTCATAAGATTTTCTCAAATTGTCGATGTAATTATCATAATTTTGCATGTATACGATATCTCTCTCATAAGGGGGGCATTTTGAGGGTCTAATAATCGAATGCAAAAACGTACCTTCTTTCGGTCTATCCGAAATAGTGGTATAGGGTTCGCGAATTCTAATATTGGGTCTCTTGAACATGGTTATCTAACTTTATTAATATTTATTACAACTTAGGTTTAATTCACACTCTATCACGTGATGGGCCTGAAAATTTTGGAGAGATTCATATGGTCCCCAAATTTCGATGACTTTACGGTTCTTGTCGTACCAGAGATAGGACAATTCTAAAAATCTGGTGAGCCAATAGAAACGCTTTCCTGACTTACCTACAAATTTGAAAATGTCATCTTGCTCGTACGACGAGACATCTAATTCACTGTAGTGCGTATTAGGTGGTCTATACGGCGCCATTTATGAAAAGACGCGTGTATCTTTTAAGTATTATTTACCACAGGCGCCACAGTACTTTTCTTTCTTTGGTTTTGGTTGATATACAAAAGCATACAAACCAACTAGCGCGATTATAGACAATGGGAGTAGGTAATTGGTGTTCTTTTTCATTTATGGTAACGAAATATTTTATTCTTCATCCTCTAGGCTGATATCAGATAGAGATTCTGAGTCTGATTCACTGGAAACTTCGTAATCTTCATCTGAATCATATATTGGTTCATAATCATTTTCACCAATTTTTCTATATAATCCAGTCTCTTCTATTTCAGTGACATCATAATGACCACACACACTCTCTTTAGATACTGTTTGTAGTTTACCACTAAATCTACACGTACCATCCCTTTTGCATATGAATTCATCCACTAAATACATGTCACCCAAATCTTCGAGTAACTTACATATGGATATACTGCCATCATCAAATGCGACGTCTATTATCATTTACTACACTTAATTTCTACTCTTAAAGTAACTTATGAATGTGTTGAAAGGAAGGTGCGTAAATTATAAAGATGCGGTCATGTTTGACATAGATAATACTCTTATTTTTACAAATGGAATACCTAATTATAAGGCTATACAATTATTAAATGATTGTGTAAAATTAGGTTACAGAATAATCATAATGACCGCAAGACCAAACATACCAGGTGTGTTATTACTGACCAAATTTCAATTGTACGTATACGGAATATATTACGATGAACTATACATAACTCCTGCACACAACAAGGGTAATCTTAAAAGACGCACCGGATATAATTACGTGTTATCCGTAGGTGACAGAGATACCGATTTAACACACTCGAAATACGCAATCAAGATTTCCACCTAGAATCACAGTTGTGACACGTAATGAACACCGTCATTGGTTCATCTGCACTTCTTGTTTGCATCTCATAATATGTAGTCTTATAAGACTTACAACGTTTACACCTGAAAATACCCTTGTAATTAGGATCTTTCAGTACATTCGAATTATATTCCTTCTTCATTTCTTTCGCAACACAGGCTTCTTTCGCTACAGCCCATGGTCCATTTGGCCACATCCCCTGTGGCGTCATATCTACGACATTTGGTGCTTTCACAACACCCTCAATAATTCGATCTTTTAAACATGGCGAATTTTTAAGATTATATTGAATCTGGAGAAACTTATGTTTATATCGGTTCATGTGATTTGGATTGTCCGCCGCGGCAATGTCACCGAGTGACATGCTCCTCTTCACAGCCCAATTATGTGTACTTTTCTCGAGATTCACGCATACAGTGCTATCACTTGGAAGACCCAAGATTTCAGCGTATTTGTCCTTAACGTAGGTTCGAATCATATCTTTTACTTAATTATTACAAAATCAATATCGACTTAAGTAGCGCATTTCCGGTTTTTCACAATCAGCAAAGGATTCAGGGGAACATTTATTAAATGCTTCACCCTTTCTTTGTGGATCATTTATAATTGGCACCCAATCCCCGTCCAAAAAAGATGTGTACAATTCAGTCTTCCTGAGAATGAAATAGACTATCAACAAAGCCAAAATCGCTTTCAACATTTATGTAAGCAAATGTTTTATTTTGGGATGTAGGCCGAACCGTCAAAGACGGCGTCAGTGTATTTCATGGCCAAAACAAAGTGAAGTTGTGCCCAGTCTTGTGGTTTAATCTTTTCATCGGTTATTGGATTATTATTTACATCCTTCATGAAATCATGCTTTTCGCGCATAGATTTCTTGAAGCTATCCCCAGCTTGTTTCAACCATTCTGCGTGTTCCTTTTTAGAAGGGTCGAACTTAAGAGACAAACTACCCATTATTATTACTTAATATTACTCACTCTTTAAATTACATTCAAGCCATTCTTTGTACATATCCTCATTCACATGGCTATCTATTTCTTGGCCACGTAATGTCAATAAAGTCATCTCGTCATCATAATCAAACGCGTGGCAATAAAAATAAGAAAGACCACTAGACAACGATATACCATTTAATTCGTGTCGCTCTAGTGTATTTATTTTTATAAACTTTCTTACATATTCCGGTGTTCGTTTCTTGAAATTGTAATTTGGTTCTATCTTGGTGATTGGTTCGCTCAAATCTATAGTTGGCCATTTACCAAATTTTGATCTGTATATAGAAAGGTAATCTATATATTTGGTTGCATTCACTTTATCAGCAAAACATATAGCCCTTGGTTTATGTTTGGGGTCGGTAATTGTTGCCAGATTACTTCGACCAACTGTTATGAAGTGAAAGTTCATCTTATAATGTAATAAAGAAAAAACCTTAAGTAATATTAGATGAATATCCCAAAAACGCCAGGTCAAATTGAATATGTTAAAATTCTGCAATCACAAAAACCAATAATCATAGCCACTGGGCCAGCTGGGTCTGGTAAGACTATGTTTGCGTGTCAATATGCAGCTGAACAACTCAAAAACAAACAATGTAAAAAGATCATCCTCACGCGACCGATCGTTGCTGCTGATGAAGACATGGGATATCTACCGGGTGAAATGGAGCGTAAAATGGAACCGTGGATTAGGCCAATGATGGACGTATTCGAAACACAATTAACACGCAATCAACTTGAATACGCGGTACGCGTTGAACCACTCGGATTTATGCGCGGAAGAACATTTAACGACGCATTCATCATTGGTGACGAAATGCAAAACTGTACACCAAACCAAATGAAAATGCTTCTTACGCGTCTCGGAGAAAACTCAAAGATGGTTGTCATGGGTGATTTGAAACAAAGTGATTTAATAAACAAGAAAAATGGATTAGCTGATCTCGTACACAAACTCAAGGGTAATGATTTTGAATACGTGGAACATGTGATCATGCACGACGAAGACATATTGAGACACCCGGCGGTAGCTGAAATTCTTAGGATTTATTAAAAGATGCTAGTACATCGTGACGCAATTTTTTAATTTTTTGTTTTAAATCATTGGTCTTACAGGATATCTCTATTTTTTGCTCATAATACATAGAGAGCCAAGATGTTAAATTTTTTAAAACGGGTTTTGTTCGTATGTACCATTCACTTATAGACAAACCTACCGTATCACACTCTTCGTACTCTTTGAGAAATGTGTCATCTCCATACTTTTCTAAAAGAGACTTAAGCTCGTATAAATCAGATATCATTTCATCTAAATCTGATCTACTTAAATCAAGGGAGTTAATCTCTTCTTCGAGCATTAATAATAGATAACATTATCTTATTGGGACATATCGAAATCAACCATCTCTTTCACCAAATCGGCAAACTTTGTTTTGCGTGGATTCCAGTTTAATTGACTAATAGCCTTAGATGGATCTCCTACAAGTTGGTCAACTTCCGCTGGTCTGAAGAATGACTCGTCTACACGAATCATAACTTTACCCGTAGACTTATCTACCCCAACTTCTTCAAGACCTTCGCCCCTGAATTCCAAATCAATATCTGCACACTTAAATGCATGCTTAGCGAAATCTCTCACAGTGATTGTTTCACCTGTAGCGATCACATAATCCTCTGGCTCGTCCTGTTGAAGCATCATCCACATACACTCGACGTAATCTCTCGCATGTCCCCAATCACGTTTTGCATTAAGGTTACCCAAATACAAACATTCTTGTTTACCCTTCTTAATATTTGCCAAACCCATGGTTATTTTGCGTGTCACGAAATTTTCACCGCGTCTAGGTGATTCATGGTTAAACAGTATACCATTACATGCATACATCCCATATGATTCTCTGTAATTTACGACAGCCCAGTACCCCATGAGCTTCGAAACGCCATATGGGGATCTCGGATAAAATGGCGTAGATTCAGTTTGTGGTATTTGTTGCACTTTGCCATATAATTCAGATGTTGAGGCTTGATAGACACGGCAAGTCTTTGCCTGTCCACTTAAACGAACAGCTTCGAGTACATTCATGGTACCCATACCATCAACTTCCGCCGTGTATAACGGAACCTTAAAAGATACAGCCACGTGAGATTGTGCCGCCAAGTTGTATAACTCTCTGGGTCTCACTTCTTTCACGATATCAATCATCGAAGAAAGATCGCATACATCACCGTAATGTATCACAAATTTACCCGAGTCCTTGTACTTAGAAGAAATTATGTGATCTATGCGCTGTGTATTTGAACACGAAGAACGTCTCTTTACAGCGTGCACAGTGTAACCCTTTTCAAGTAAGAATTCAACCAAATATGAACCATCTTGACCATTCGCTCCAGTGACCAACGCCACCTTATCGTCATAGTTAGGAACTGGCATATTGTCGTACATCTTGTACTTAACAGAATCAAATAGTTTATCTATCATGTCGATAGTTATACTCTGATTATTACCTACGTAAACGCCGTTATCGTTTAATAGGTTTGCATTTGGGGTGTTAACACTATCTTTCCATACAGACAAAAATGGATGAATCAATAAATTCCCAGCAACAATTGGTCTAGATTCAACACCCAATTCGTCTAAGATATCAACGAGTGCATTTTTCTGTTCTTTAGTTTTACACACGAGAGGTAACGTAAAACTGCTGTTATGTTTGTCATAAGATGGAACGTGAAACAGTTCGCGCATACCTGAAATTCTATTCATGAAATGATCGTAGTTTCTTCGTCTTATAGATATATTTTTATCAAGTCTTTTCAGTTGTTCCAAACCAATCACCGCGTTAAGTTCGGTATTTCTAAAGTTGTATCCATCCGTGAGAAACAAAAACTTTGGGTTTATTTCTGGATATTTAGAAATCACATCATTGTAATTTTCTGGTAAAAGGTGTTTAGCCATACCATGACTTCTCTTAAGTCGCATGAGTTGATAAAGTTCTTTGTTATCAGTACACACCATACCACCTTCTATAGTGGTCATGTGATGTCCATAATAAAAACTAAAAGTTGAACCAGTACCGGTGCCACGTCTATTACCATATTTGTCAGTAACACCATGAGATTCACATATATCTTCCAAGAAAATCGCACTTGGATATTTTTCCTTTAGAATTTCGATTGGTGCATTCAAACCCAATAAATGTGTTACAAACACAATTTTTATGTCTTCATCCGGTAAATTATCTGTGTCAAAACTGTAATTGTCCAAATTTATATCACAAAAAACCGGTTCAAGTTTGTTTTGAAACACGGGTGATACATTAGTTACCCAGGTACACGCTGGAACAAGGACTTTAGATCCATCGGGGATTTTATAATGTTCCTTCACGGCCGAAATGAGAAGTGAATTTGCCGTACTCCCAGATGTCACAAACAGCGAATATTTGCAGCCGAGCCATTCACTCCACGCATTTTCAAATTCTTCAACCTTCTTACCACACGTGTACATGTCATTCGATGATATAAATTCGATAAGTTTGAGCTTATCGGATTCCGTGATAGCATCATCCATTAATCGCCACCACATTTTTAAGTAAATGGCGAATAAAGACTTTAAGCCCTATTATTCCTTCAAAAAATTAATCAAGTCATCTATACCCTTATTTTGTTTCCATCCAAGCGATTTTAATTTATTAGCGCATATGTAATATCTACCATCATTGAATGGTCTATCTTTAACATATTCTATGTGTTCATCGTAATTTTCTGTATTCAAAACCGATTTTATTATTAACTTTGTAACTTCCATCACCGTGAGTTCGTTGTCGGAAGCTATGTTATATACTTCACCTATCTCACCCTTTTTCCACACGATATCCACTGCATTCACGACGTCATCCACATGTATGAAAGCTCTTTTTATTTTAGAACTTTGTGTGCCGTGGATAGTGCATTTTTTACCCGATTTCAACAATCGTTTGAATTTTGGTATTATCTTTTCCGGATACTGATTTGGGCCGTATACATTATTACAACGTATAATCTTAGCGTTCATACCAAATGATTCTATATAAGATCTCACTATCATCTCCGCACCAGCTTTAGATGCTGAATATGGATTTGTAGGTCTGAGAACACTCACGTCTTCCATAAATGGCTCGTCCGTTTTAGATTCGCCATATACTTCATCCGTGCTGAAATGTATAAATTCTGCATCTGGATTGTATCTTCTACACATCTCCATTAAAACGTGTGTACCCAGAGTATTATCCACCGAAAATTGTATGGACTGTTCAAAAGAGTTGTCTACGTGACTTTGTGCCGCAAAATGAAAAACAACGTCAAATTTATATTTTTCAAAAACGTGTATCATGAAACTCGCGTCAGATATATCACCTTTTAAAAATTCACACTTTCCTTTGTGCACATTATGGACATTAGAGCAATATTCTAATTTATCCACATTTATAAATTGTATTTCATCGTACTTTTCTTTCATTATATTTATGAAATTTGATGCAATGAATCCACATCCTCCTGTGACCAATGCGATCATTATTATTATTTTATTTTAATATCTTTAAACACAATATAAAGATTAAGCATATCATTTAAATAATGAAAGTTGCGGTTCTTGGTTCAAATGGATTCATGGGTCGACACATTCTACGCAGACACCCCGATTGGGTAGGCGTTTCTAGAGATATCTTGAATCTAGTTGATCAAAAACAGGTAGAGGCTTTTTTTGAAAAAAATAAATTTGACGCCGTGATACACTGTGCCGTAGAAGGTGGGAGCATGTTAAAAAAGGAAAATGGCGACGTTACACATAATAACATACTTATGTTTGAAAATGTTAATAGAGTTTTTAAAGGCAAAATGTTATACTTTTCGAGTGGAGCGGGAACCCAAGGTAACCCACCCACAAGTCCATATGGTTTGTCTAAGTGGATAATAGATCAAAGAATAAGAACGTTACAAAATGTATACACACTCAGAGTATTTGGGTGTTACGGGGAAGGTGATGGAAGTTCAAAATATAGAGATAGATTTAAAAGTATATGTAAAAATGAGGGACATATCGTCATCGATAAAGACCGTTATTTTGATATGGTCGATATAGAAGACGTGATGAATATCATTGACGAATACATAGACGACAAAAGACACAACAAAGAAATAGATTTAGTATACCCAAAATCAAAAAAATTATCTGAATGGGCAACTGAATTTGGTGCTACATATAAAATAAAAGATGAAAGCGACCTCGATGTGCCATACATATCAAATGGTCCCAGAGATACATTTATCTAATAAGATTTATATAAGAAGGGCCATCATGAGACATGAATTCATCAAATACGTCATCCGTGAGTAAGTCTGGTTTATATAACTGTATGTTTTCTAGAGTGCTCATGATTTTAATATCGTCACCGGCATAATGTGAGAATCCATCGTGTGAATAATCATCATCTCTACCAGATCCCACCAATTTAATATTCACATTCTCTTCGTTTACATAGGTTCGTAACAACTCAAATGGTCTATATAACAAAAATGGGGTGATTGAATAACACACAGGTTTAAATCCATTTTGAGCTAACCCAATGGCCGTACCTATCATCAACATTTCGGAGGATCCGACGTTTATGGCCCTATCCGGATAATCATTGCGTATGTCATTTAATACACCATAGCCCAAATCTGCAGTTATGAGGAATATCTTTTCATCCTTCCTCATAAGTTCATACAATTTTTTAGCGAACTCTCTCCTCATTATATTTACGAATCATCTCGTCTTTATCCTCCTTAGATAAAACATGATAATGCGCTTGTAAACCTTCTAAGAACTTATGTTCCGGACACTTCGTAAACCAAACGCGTGTTCGCCAGTTAAATGCTTTCAATCTTAACCACAGGTAAAATGAGTTTACTTTATCATATGCAGAATACCCATTCACATTCACGTGGACCTTGCAGTTAGTAAGACCTGCTCTATAAATGAAAGATAGCGCTTCCCACACAGACCCTTCTGCACACTCGCCATCAGAAATCACAACGTGTACATCACGCTTTCTATCGGCCAATGCATAACCCACGGCAATGGTTATTCCACATCCCAAAGATCCAGTTGAAACGTGTATACCATTATCTACATCTCTATTTGGGTGTACACCATGCTTTTCATACAATTCATCCCCATCTTTACCTTCGTATTCTTCGAGAGCTGCGTATTGAGCTATACCCGCATGTCCACAGCTTAAAATCACGATGTCATCATCCTTTTTATTTTTGTAAATGTAGTCCAATATAGGTATAGCAGTTATACAACTTCCAATGTGACCTATTTTATTAGAATAAGCGATGCGCAATATTTTTTCAAAAATACCCATTTAAAATGTAACATACCTAAGCTTTAAATACATAAAGTGTATCTTGGTACATACCGGGTAAGACACGCGTTTTATAACCAGCTTCTTCTAACACGGCTTCAAGTTTCTTTCTGTTCAAGATAAGATCATCTTCCCACCTAATCGTAGCAGTGCTGATATCTGGTAGAGTAGAGTGTACTTCGATAAACATAGAATCAATCTTGTCATACACCGCCTTCATTTCATCAACTGTGATCGCAACCATTTCGGAACCTTCAATATCAATCTTACAGAAATCGACATGTTCCAAATTATATTCCTTCAACAAAGAAGAAAAGCATAATCCCTTAACATTAATAGTTTCGCTGTTCTTTACCACGTCAGATTTCACGATGCTATTTTGTGTGGAATTTGTTTCACACAATCTAAACTCGATATCACCATCCTTGTCAGACAACGCATTTTTCGCAAGTTCAACATTATCACACCCCTTCGTAATTTTCTCAAAGAGTGCTTGATGAGAGGGTGTTGGTTCAACTGATACGATGCGCTTAGCGCAATCTTTCGCGTACAAAGTGAATAGACCAATGTTTGCGCCTATATCAAGAATAGTGAGATCACTCTTTCCAGATAAAAATTCGTCATAAATTCTATCATTATTTATTTGGTTCACAATAATACGACCACAATTTTTATCGTCGGTAAAATGATTCACGATTTCATCGTCTGTCGCATCTATTTCAGTGACCGTCTTATTAGCTCCAACGATATACATCTTTTAATAAAAGTGTGTGCACATCTTTAACTAGTATAAAGCTCTATGACTATCATTTATTATGACTAAAATTGTATTGGTCACAGTAAATGACAAACACTACCAAAAGTTGGCGGATTTGACGGTCACAAAAAATAGAAAATTATACTGCGAAAAACATGGGTACGAATTATTACACTTTAATGACGCCGCTGAATCTATCATAGGAAAACCATCTCAAGCCGGAAATCCACCAATAAAAGATGATCACATTCCAATTGGATGGAGTAAAATATACGCAGTCAGACACGCCATGCAAAAATACAAAGATTCTGAATGGATATTTAGTTCAGAAACAGATGTCATGGTGACAAATATGGATATAAAGTTAGAACATATCATCCAAAAATATGCAGATGATAACACACACGCCCTCATCGCTGCCGACTGCAATGGGATAAATTGCGGAAACATGATCATACGAAATTCAGATATAGGGAAAGCGTTTGTGAACACTATCATAGCCGGATTACCATTCTATAGAAATTGGTATTTGTTTGAAAATCAACTCATACAAGATCTATGCATCGGTTCCCACTTAACTGAACAGGGTATGAAACCAGGTGGAACTTTGTGGAGTAGAGTTATAAAAGTGACCCCACAAAGATGTTTTAATTCATATGATTATAAAAACTCACCATTCCTAAAAAATAGACCAAATTATAACGACATCCTTGGCACAGATGGTCAATGGCAAGAAGGCGACTTTATAGTACAATGGCCAGCTACGTCTCTAGAATATAGAATAGCCGCAGCTAAAAACATGATAGATCTAAAATTAATTAAAGGTACACAATGATGTATTTTATATGAAGATCACATACGCCATCACCGTATGTAATGAATCTAGAGAATTATATTCGTTGATATCATTTTTGAAAAAGGTGATTGATCCAGAAGATGATATAAACGTTTTGGTAGATTCACTCCATTCTACAAAACAAGTTTCGGATGTTCTAGATCATTTCAAAGATGACATAACACTCAACAAACGTGAATTCTCGGGTGACTTTGCAGAACACAGAAACTATCACCTAGAAAGATGCACAGGTGATTACATATTTGTTTTGGATGCAGATGAAATGCCAAATGAAAAACTCATAAAGATAATCAAGGACATGGCCGAAGAAACAGATGCTGATTTGATAACTATACCGAGAATAAACATACACCCAGGTGCAACTGAAAAATGGCTAAAACAAAGTGGATTTGTCACAAATGAGGTTGGGTGGATTAACTGGCCGGATTACCAAACCCGATTTTTTAAGAACAAACCTGAAATAAGATTTGGAAGACAATTACACGAGACAATTCAAGGAGCTAAAACCCATTGCTCCGTAAAAGCTATACCAGAAGTTTCGATTTGGCACATAAAGTCAGTTGAAAAGCAAGAAAATAGATGGGACAAGAATGGCAATTTCATAGTACCTGACAACACACACATCTATGACAAACTCATGTAATTAAAGGTTAGGTTAATTTTTTATAAATAATGGTTAAAGTTATTATACACCATCTCGGTCTTGGAGACCAAATTATGCTCAATGGGATGATCAGACATTTTGCAGAGGATGATATCGTTTACACCTTTTGCAAAACGTGTCACATGGAATCGGTTGAGTTTATGTATAGAGACAATAAAAATATACGATTGATACCAGTGGATAACACAAATCCACAAGAAATTTGGTCTAAAGTACCAAAGGGTGAAGATGTACAAGTGATACCACTCGCTACCTATGGCATGGATGATAGATCGTGGTCCATCTTTACAAAAATGACAAATTGGGCCCACGGTGTTTATTTACAAGCTAAGGTAAATCCACTTTACATGTACACAAAATTTAGGGTTATCAGAGACAAGAGTACGGAGCTTCCCCCACCGACAGATAATGATTACATATTTGTGCACGATGATCCAGAAAGAGAACGAAATATTAAAGTTGAAACGGATTTACATGTATATAAACCACACTCGAAAGTCATAGATGAAAGAAAGGAATTCTTTCAATGTGATCACCCCAATATATTTTCGTATATTGGTCTGATAGAAAAGGCTAAAGAAGTCCATTGTATGAACAGTTCATACAATTGGATGATTGAACTCATGAAAATCGGTGATAAATCTAAAAATTTCTTTCACACCAAAATTGCACACTTATATTACACACCAGACACAGTTAAAACTGTATTTAGTGATAACATGTGGACCTTTCAGTAACTCTTTTCTTCAATTATCTCCGATGCAGTTTCAATATTTATTTGCTTTTTAATTCTAGCTCTTTCATCATTAAGTATGTGAATTTGTTTAGCACACTCAATGAATGATTCACTATATAATCTTTCTTTGGTAAGGAAACGTATCTTATCTTCACAGTGCCATATCTTTTCGTTTACACTCTTGAGATCTCGTTTGAGTGAAGTAGAAAATTCCAATTTTCTCAAAATATCGAGCTCTTTTTGTACATTTACCAATCTCGATTCATTTTTGATCATGTCCATCTTTATTTCAAGAATCGTAATTTTATCTATAAGTTCACCGTTTGATATGTCAACTTTCATTGTACATTTAAAATATTAAATCTTTAACCAAGATATTCCGGTCTAATACCGTTAAATGTTGCAGGACCCTGCAAAGACTTCTGAATAGTCTTCTTGCCTTTAAACAACATGAAACCGCATACAAGCAACATGAGCGTGTTTATAGCCGCAGAGATACCGGCATAAGTGACCTTACCCTTCTTATCGCTTGGATCGCATTCATTTATGACATTTATCAACATATAAGAACCAACTGCACCCATGAGAGAGAAAATCACATAGAATGCCGATAGTTCAGCAGTGAACAACTGAATAGTAAAAAGAGTCACAACGACACCGATCGCCATCGCGAGAGTGTGACTGAAATACCCCTTCATATTCTGAAGCTTTTTGGAATCTTTTGCACCTGAACATTTGTTAATAACGTTTATCGCCAGGGCGGATACGGAAATGTAGAACACAAGAAGAAATAAAATAGAAATCAAAGTCCCTGTTTTCATCTTGAGATCGAACGTTTGCTTTTTCAAAGCGACGGCAGTAGACACAACTGGACGAGAACTGGTCACGGTGTCAAAACCTCTCCCCACGGACGCCGCAGTGGCTTTACCAGCGGCACCCATACTAGTTCCAAGTCCCCTGGCACCAGTGAGAGCACTCCCACCCATAGTCTTAGCACCTTGTGAGAATCTCTTCAACATTGTATATAATATCTCTAGAAATTAATATTGGTGTATCATAGATGAGTGCTAAAATTATTATCATAGTAATGCTCGTGATGTGCTGCATGTCATCGATCGCAGGGGGTGTGGTCGCATACAATGCGAAAAGTAGAGGTGATATAGAGGGCACAGAAGAATTCTATGTACAAAAATATGAATTGAATAAACTAAAAGGTATACTCGTCGACGCCGTCGCAGCTGGTACAGAAATTGTACCACCCCTAATGACCAGAGCTGATTTTAGTACTACGGACGAATACGTCGAATACTTAGAAGAATCGGCGATCATGGAAAAAGATCGCGAAGAAAGAATAGCTCGATCTCAACCACACATAGACCGAATCAAGGGGTGGTGTGCGAAATACAAAGATGCAGTTGAAAATTTCAGAAAGTCTACGACCATAAAAATTACATACTTGAATGGTACACAAGTCACACCTGAGCAATTTTATGTCAGGTACATGGAAGACGTTTCCAATGCGGGTAAACTTCTCTTATTTAAAGTGTGTGCACAACAACAATAGATGCACGTGACAGACTCTATTCGAATTTTGTTAATGCTCCTGTCTCATGTGATGCAAAAGACAGGAAGATTGACGTTCGAAGAAAAATGTAAAATGCTCGAATTCATAGGTATCGTTGCTAAACACACAGAGTTTAGACCGAGTCTTTCGAATTCCGACGAATCTGTGCAATTGTATACAAACCCAATATTACACCTAGAAGAGAATAAAGTGCATAATAGTTAGAACCATTTCTAAATTGATACACACTCCATATGCTACTCGCTATTATACCGGATACAATGTACTGCATGTCATAATCTTCGACATTTTTCATATTGTATACATCACTGAATTCATTCATGATTTGGTATAAACCTATCGACGTAGCCACAAAAAAGAGAATGTTGTCTACGTTCATTATAATTGCTAAAGAAAATATTTGTAACATATATAAAATGAGCAGCTCACCAGAAACCGTCCTCGCCGGATATGGCACTTCAGAAAAGTCCAAAGAAGTCAAAATCGTCGTTGACCGCGTGAAGGCACTCGCCAACCGTTACAGAAAGACTGGTATCAACAAGGAAAACATCTGTGGGGTCGTATCTTCTCTCATGATGGAAGTTAACAAGATCAAAGTACTTCGTGGCCCAGAAAAGAAAGAACTCGTCATCGACTTGATTTATTCCATTATCGAAGACATTGATGATGGTGAAGAAGACTCCGAGCTCGAAGTTGTTCTCAAGAAGATGGTCCCACCAATGATCGACAGCTTCTCGGTGATGCTAAAGATAACTAAAGGTTGCGGTTGCTTTGGAAAGTAGATGAAGTTTCCGTCTCTGGAAACCATGGTAATGTACGGTATTTACACTATTAGGGATTTAATCCTGTATTCAGAAGATAAACTTGTACAAAGGAACATTCGCGTACTCAATGAATGCGATACATGTTCGTTTGTATTTGAAGGTCACGCGTGTGACAACTGTAACTCTATTAAAAAGGAAGATCGTTTAGTACTCAGGTAAAAATGCCAAGTTATCCGATTGTTACAACGCACACGACGCGTCACTTTCGCGCTTTTCGAAAGTGATTGCATATGCTGCGCAGAACGCAGAATGATAAAAGCACTCAAACACGAATGCCTAAAGCGTGGCAATCGAATACACCAATTTGCTGCCTGGGTAAAAAGGAAATTTGGTACACTCGTCATATACAGGAAAACGAGTTATGGAAATGGAGTTTCCCTCCCGTGTGTTTTGTGTAGAAAGGTCATAGAAAAATACGGGTTACGTTGGAGAGCCTATGACGGGGAAGCGTGGATAGATAGTTTTAACTCTAAACACATACCCAAATCAAAACCAACAAATAAACAACGCAGACTTTTAAGATTTGGGCTTAATGATTAGACCCAAGGCAGATTCTAAATTGTTTTGGTTTCTTTTTAGCGGCTTTTCTCTTTTCAATTTAAGAGTTTCATTCTTACCAGTCGATCTGTTTATTTCATCCATCTTTTTCGTGTTTGAAATAATCGGTATGACTCGGTCTTCTAATGGTTTCTTATCTATTTCTCTAGGTTTCTCTTTGTCTATCAGGCTATTGCTTCTAAATTCTTCTATGGTGAGATCACCCCCAAACACATCTAACTGCTCTCTCAGGGGGGCCATAGTTATGGACCCAAGTTTGTTATACAACTTTTTACGCATGATTATGATGTTACTACATATGATACCACCACGCGTAATTCCATATTTATCTATGGCGTAGCGCTTCATACAACTCCATGAACAGAATCCCCCACATGTGTAAAATTTATTACGCTTTTCATCATATTTGTACGGCAATTCCAGGGTTTCCCCTTCGAATGGATGACAACACCACCAGCACCACATAATATAAATTTATATATAAGTCTTTAAGTATATATTTTTTTCTCAGTACATGTCAAAGTCACCATGGGTGGAGGAGGAAGTACCACCATCAAACAGAATCTCAATATGTCCATGGTAAATGAAATGCTGTACAGTTCCGTAGAAAAAAACGAAAGTATAACAAGCAATGACATAGAAAATGTCCAAAATATGGAAATTGAATACGGCACCGTCATTGGATGCAACATTGAAACACAACAAACATCAGAATCGAGTATCATGACGAAAACGAAACAGATTGTAAGCAGTTTCAAATCTGTAGAAAATGATATTGCTTCGGCCATGCAAGCTCAGGTGAGTGGTGCACTCGATAAGCAAACCCAAATGGGTAACTTGCAATTTGGTGACCGCCAAAACATAGAACAAAACATAAACAACGAAATAAAGAATGTTATAACTACAGAAATGTCATCTGAAAATCTAACAACCGTTATTAACAACGCTGTGAATATCCAAAACCAAAAAGTTTACATAGACACAGCTATTTGTAATGAGGGTGAAACACACAGTTTTAAACAGGATATTTCAGCAGACATTGCCGCACAAACTGTATCTGAAAACATTCTTTCTGCTGTATCCCAAAACAAAGTGATCAACGATATAGTCGCAGAAACAGAAGCCACATTGTCCACAAAGGCTGGTGGCGTTGCTGAAGTTGTGGATTCCGTCGGCAACGCGTTTTCCGGTCCATTCATGTACGCCGCCATCGCTTCCGTGGCGTGTGCACTCATCTTGGTAGTCGCATTGGTCGCACTCGGTAGATCTCCAGCTGGTCAAAATGCGATGAGAAGTGGTAAATTTCCAGGTATGAAATAAATTACATTTTTGTTCTCTGTGGTGTACTGTGACCACTAAAAACAAAAATACATTTACAAAGATTCAAGGTGCTTAATCAAGGCGTCTCGTTTGTTTGCCTTCGCGAGTGGGATGATCCGCGCGAGTTTTTCTTCGTCGTTGGTGGTTTCCTTAGCGAGACCATAAACTATGTACGGATTAAGGAACTTTTTTGGTGCAGATTCCCTCACATATTTGAGAGCTTTGGAGTCACCAGTCAAATTTTCTCGCATCCTGATGGATGTCAACCACATCACTACCAACACGAGTGATACGACCAAAGCTATGGTATTAAGTCTCCCGTTATTCATTACAGTATATAAAGAAATAAATTTTCTTTAAATTAATGATTTTAAGCATAGACGTGGGTATACGTAACTTAGCCATATGTCAATTTAACGAGGAGTCTAATCTAGTCATGAACTGGGACGTATCGGGTGTCCCCCCAGAATCTAAAGATGGCATATTCATATCCATGCGAAACCATCTAGACGAAAGACCGTGGGTCTTAAAATCGGACATCATTCTCATAGAGAAACAGCCCGACCGAAACAAGAAAATGAAAATGGTAGAAAACTTTTTACATGCGTACTTTGTCATAAAAGCACCTAAGTCCGAAACCATCATTTACGATGCCAAGTTTAAGATTCCAGACGTGTGTGGCCCGGGTAAAGCTCAATATCTCAAAAGGAAGAAAGTATCCATAGAAAGGTGCGAAGCGTTTTTGAATGACAATCCCATCAATGCCCATTGGCTCCCAGTATTCAAGGAGTCCAAGAAGAAAGATGACCTCGCAGACACGGTGATGCAAGCCATCAGTTTCACGAAGCGTACGGAACCACTCAAGAAGACTGTGAAAAAGAAAGTCATTCCAAGAAAACCTAATCAAAATCAAAAGGAATCTAAATACTCAAAGTCTAATCTTGCGTGGATTTACCTTAACAAACCCGAATGTGAATGCCTTGAGAAAAATAAACGGTTCATGAAAGACTTGAGAAGATACTACAAGGACATAGACGGATTGAAAAACGATTTAGACGAAAAATATCTAAAGTAAAGTAATGCTCAGGTATGCGGCAACATTCAGAGAACTCCCGCGTGTTTTAGAAATCATACACAAAAGAGGTGAGAAGGTCATCGTCGATTACGCGAAGGAAGACTGCAAATTAAGAGACGCGTTCGAAGTCATGCGTACCACAGAGAGTGTCATCAAAACACTCCCACCGGAATCCATGTGTGCCATAAAACTCACGAGTTTTGGTTCGAGGGAGTCGAAATCTACGGCAAAGGACTGCGCACACTCCATAATAAAAACGGCGAAGAAACATGGTGTAAAGATTTGCATAGACGCCGAAGACGTGTTATACCCAGACATATGTTACGATATGATGGCGGAACACAACACACGAAGTGATGTTCATGTATACAAGACCTACCAAATGTATAGAACGCGGGCGATGCAAGAACTTCTGTGTGACATGGATGACACACAAAAGGATGGGGTCATGCTCGGCGCAAAGCTTGTACGCGGTGCTTACTTGAGAACACAAGAAGGCCTGTTTTCGAATAAGGCAGACGTAGACAATGAGTATGCGAAAGCGATGGCGTACTCACTCGTGTGTCCACACGTACACACCATCATCGCGACACACAATGAAAGGTCTCTTCGTTACGCGACGAAGTTTGACAAGGAACAATACGTGACCGCACAACTTTTAGGAATGGGTAAAAACATAGGCATCGATTACAGATACGTCCCTTTTGGAAACATGATAGAACTTACTCCCTATCTGCTAAGGCGCCTGAGAGAAAGGATGTCATGGAATTAAAGATTTAACCCGTTGTATAATTAATCATGCAGAAAGATGTCTTGGATCACGGATTTGTTCGCCTCGTGGACCACATGCCTCAACAAGATTTGGATGCGGCCATCGTACAATCCGCCCGAGTCTCGTATGGAGATGGGACTAAAACCTCAAGAGGAGATCGTGGACTTATTCGATATCTCCTTAGACACTGGCACACCACACCCTTCGAAATGGTGGAATTCAAGTTTCACATCAAAATGCCCATCTATATCGCTCGACAGCATATGCGCCACCGCATGGCCAGCATCAACGAACTCTCCGCCAGATACTCCGTCGTACCCAAACAGTACTACGAACCCGACGTTCTACGCGGGCAATCCAAAGTAAACAACCAGGGTTCGGAAGGTGTCGTGGATGTCGGTGACGAATTATCCTCTAAAGTTTCTGAAAAGCTCAATGAATCGTTTGAGTTGTACCAGGACCTTCTCGACAGGGGCACGTGCCGAGAACAGGCGCGTGGTAACCTTCCACAATCCACGTACACGGAATTCTATTGGAAGATCAACCTTCACAATCTCATGCATTACCTCCACCTACGTATGGATGAACACGCACAAATGGAAATTCGTGAATACGCGAACGCGATTTATGAACTGGTCCAACCACTCGTACCCGTCACGATGGAGGCGTTCAAGGATTTCCGCACGGATGCGATGCACTTAACAGGTCCCGAAATCAGGGCCATCGCCACAGGTGAAAAGATTGAATCACCGGGTGAACGTAGAGAGTTTGAGGAAAAACTCAAGCGACTTAATATTAATTTGTAATGGAATAGTAAGATGAGTAATCGAGCCATCAAAGATGTACTCTCAAATATGGGTCTCAAAAACGAGAACATGATAAACAGAGAAATACTCTCGCGCGTGAGAGAATACAACAAGATAGTAAATCGCCTCAAAAATGGAGCCACTCTCTCGAGTGACAAATCAAAGGCACCCGCGCGCGCGAAACTTTATGACAATTACATAAACCAGGGAAACATGTTTAATAAACCAAAGAGAAAAGAAGTCGTCGATCTCCTATTGAACTATGATAATCTACGCAAAAATGTGAGGATTTCTGATGTCCGTCGTAGGTACAGGGGACACGAGATGATAGAGAATTACATGAACAACACCCGCGTGTTAAGTGTGTACAAGACAGAACTCATCAATTATTTGGCACAGCTGTACCAGTTTCTCAAACTTTATAAACGTGATTCGCCATCCGTAGAAAGAATACTAGGTGAGATAGGCATAAAACCTTCACAATTTGAAAAAATTCAAAAGAGTGGTGAGGCACTCAAAGCTCTAGAAAAGCGTGTTAAAATCATGAAGACCATAAAGAAGAGTAATAATGGTAATTTCTCATACAGAAATAATAACATTTCATTTTCAGGTCTCTATTTAAGTGATATGTTAGACCGTATATCTCAAATTAATTTGTAAAATAATAGTAAGATGAATAATGTCGCGAATGCACTCGTATCTTTGAAAAGTAAACGAAAACGCGAAGACCCCAGAGTAGCTCGAGTCGTAAACTCGATCATCAGCGCAAGAATCACAAACAGAATCAAATACATCAATGCGTCTCCGTACATGACACGCGAAGAAAAGAAGTTTGCGCGCGACAAGGTGAGAAACGAAAACGCGACTTTGGATCATA